AGCGGCTTCATCAAGGCGCGTGTCCAGTGTTTCGAGGCGGGCCAGTAAACCCTTAACAGTGTTCTCAATGTAGACGTTTAATCCGGCCAAGCGATTATTTACCACGGAATTATATTGGGTCGATCCGGTAACAATCGTTAGGCCGGACCACCCGAGATAAAAAACAACTTTGTGCTTATCTTTATCCGACAAAGCCATTTTTTATCCTTTGTAGGGCTTACTCTTCGTTTCTTTCTTAGGCATTTCCACCGCAGGAGGGGGAGCCACGGAAGCCGGTGTTCCCAGCTTCTTTGCAGCACTCTCTTCCTGTTGTGCCGACAGCTTTTCATCGCGCTGTCTACGTCTCGACATAATGCTCATTACTTGACCGCGTACTGTAGGCAAACCACAGCCCCACTCAGAGCAACCACTGTGCCTGTATCCGTCTCGTCATACTCCACGGATACGGTAGCCCCTGCCGAAATCGACTTTTCCGCTGAAACCATGCTCATTGCCTTGGCGACGTTTGCGGTCACGGCCCCTTGACCGGCGGCGCGAGTGTCGAGGCTTGCGAGGATAGTTGAGCCCTTCTTGATATTCAAAATCACATAATCGCTGTTGCTGGCTGCGATCCCTGCCGCGCTTACTAGGTAAGCAGATTGTGCTTCCATGCCTTTTGCGCTGGCTGCACCAAGAACCACTCCATCTGCGCTCAAGGAACCCATTGGAACGCATACTAAATGAGGGTTGTTTGCATTAGACAATGCTGCAAAAGAAGGAAGAGAAAGAAAGCAAACTGTGAGCATGAGAATTGCTAAAATGAAGCGCATTTTTATTTCCTTTGTAAAGTTTTAAGATGCAAGGCCCAGGGGACCGAAGCCCCCCGAGGTTTTTAACTATTAAGTGAAAACCAATTTTGCGGTCTTGTAATCATTGGCCGCAATCTTTGCGTGGAAGCTCTTTACTGCATACCACTGGTTGCCCGTGAAAACCCACTCACGCGCCAAGATGTCATAGTCGCTTTCCAGCTCCATGTCTTGCTTGAGAATGTAGCCATAGGGGTCCATCTTGTGAACGTAGGCGGTGCCCACGGTCAGCTTGTCATTCTCGAAGACAGCCATGCCAAGCAATCGGCCAGTGAATCCAGGGACGCGGATCATCGGGTCATTTGCATCGGCCTTCATAAAGCCCGCAACCGTGTCATTCATAACGTCGAGCATATCGAGCGAGTGAATGAACAACGCTATTGCATCTGTGTGAAGATCGCCAAACGCCGTGACCTTGCCGCTGTTGATCGCGCGCACGTTCTTACCAGCAACCGCCATTGCAGGAGCAATGAAATTGCCAGCGCCCGAGAACTCAGCAAGCAAATCCGAATCCACTTTCTCAGCATGGCGGCGGCCAATCTGCGAAGTGATTTCAGAGATGATGCGCTCAGTGCGGGCCGCGCTCACTTTGAAAGCCTTCTTCTTGATGCCAACCGCTTTGCCGATTTCTTTTACAGTGGCGTTGAAGGAATCGTCTGACAAATTGTCCACTGTCAAACTTGCGGCTTCTGCCGGTTCTTCAACCGCACCGATCTGTTTGAAGTAAGGAAAATTGATGCTGGTTCCAGGCTCTTGCGTGAGGCTGTCGTCACTTGCGGCAATCGCGCCGAAAGTCAGCTTGTCACGGAAAAATGCTGAAACGTGTTCTTTCCAAACCTTCGGCTCAAATACGAAATCGGTTGATACTGTAGCTGCCATGTTAAAAACTCCTGCCTAAAAAGGCGTTATATTATTTCTTTCGTTTCGCGATCTTCTCCGCAGCTACGAGTTTTTCATACATGGGCCTATCCTTTTGATAAAGCGCAGACCGGCCACCGATTCCCAGTCCCATGAACTCTTCAAGCGATAACTCGCCATCGTCTTCATCAGGGTCGGGACCGCTTCCATCTACACTTGTAGACTTTGCGGCGTTCTTGGACTTGGCCATTTTTGCAATGTCGGCCACTTCCTTCTCGCTCAGTTCCTCATCCTCTCCGAGTGCCTGGAGTCTTTTGGACACCAAAAACTCGAAGTATTCATAGTCTGCTTTGCCCACGCCATGCTCTATCGCTGCGTCTGTCAAAGCTGTTCTCAATGCCAACTGTTCGTTGGCTTGCCTTTCTTGATGCGCGCGTTCTTCGAGTCTGGCCAGTCTTTCTTCAGAGGAAAGGTTTTCTTTTCCCTCATCACCAAAGAGCTTTTTTAAACCACCCTCGAACTTTGTCAAACGCTCGTCCGTACTCGTGACCTTGGACTCCAGTTCCTTAGCCTTCGTGCGGTACTTTGCACTTTCCTTACGCAACCCATCTACATAGGCTTTTTGCTCTGCCGTAAAGCCAAGAGTGCCGCCATCAGGGGGGTCCTCGCCTTCGTCATCGCCGCCATCACCATCATCAAGATCGGCTTTGGCTTGTGCTTTCCTTGCTGCTTCGTCTGCTGCTTCTTTAGCGGCTTTTTTCTCAGCTTCGGTCAACATAACTGTAACTCCTTTAGGGCACCTGGCCCTGTTTGTTTAACTGTGCTGTTAATCCTACCCACCAGGGGTAAAACTAGCAGCTCTTTTTTGCCACGCTTCTCTGAACGGCACCAAGATTGCCCTGTCATTGGGCCGATCCGGGGGAAATTGGAAAACGCGCTCCTTACCTTTATAATTAAAACGAAAAGGCTCGTTTATGTCCACAACTGGATTTTCTCTAGCCAGTTGGATCGAGTCCTTACCTGTCCTTGTGTCCATCGGGTGCATGAGCGACTTCTTCAAGTCTGGGATCGTGTTTTCCTGCACATCAGCCATCGCGTTCATCTTGGAATAGTTGTAAATGTTGTGCATTTCAGTCCTGACAATGCGGTTGAGCTTCCACTCCTCGCCCACAAAGAACCGACCAACGTCCGACACAAGACCGGAAACAGTCCGGCTATTTGAATCGCGCATAATCATGGCGTTCATAATGTTCTGCGTTATTTGGGATCTCAAATCCTCGCCATAGGCGTCTAGGCTGGCGTCGTACTTGTTCACCAAAAAGGTTTGGGAGTCAGAGGCCAGCTTTGCCACGTTCATATTGATGGGCTGGACCGATCCCTCGAACTTCTTCGAGAAGCGGGAAATCTCCCGGCCAAGGTCCTCGATCCCACGAATGGCCATGATCTCAGAGCTTGAAACCATCTCGCCTTTGAGCTTCTTCTTGATTGCCTCGATTGCAGCCGTGACTTGAATCAGCGTCACATTGAGCTGTTGCTCTGAGAACGTACCGTCTGGGATCGTGAGAAGCCGGTCTTGCAACTTTTGGCGCACATTGCGGAATACCCGCAGGAGCTTCTTTTGCTGCTTCGTCTCTAATGATTCGACTTGAGCAATGTTGTTCTCGATCAAATCCTGAACTGTGGGGTCTTCAAAAAATTCGCTCATTTTTTAACTCGTATGGGAATTATCCTGCCGTTGCGCCGAATGAATCTTATTCCCTTTGCACGGGCATTAACAGCCCTGTCTATCCCAGAAACTAGCCTTGCTGTCTGCCCATCTTGATTTACTTTTAATTTAGCGCCACGCTTAAACGCTTCTCCCATGCTCTTGTAAGCCTTTTTACTTAGTGCCAAGGCTGTGCCATAGGCTTTCGATTCATAATCTGCTCGTTGGGCCTTCATGGTAGGAAATAACTCTTCAATACTGGTCTTTGCAACCTCGCTCGTTCTAAGATGTTTTAATCTCGTAGATCCAAGTACGCGAGTTCGCCAAAACCCCTGCCTATGCAAGTTCATAAACGCATACTTTGCATAGTTAGAAACTATTTTGCTTTTATCCTTAACGCCTATTCCGATGTCGTATTTTTCAAGGCCCTTACGCACCCTTCCAATAGTCTCCTCAGACCCCCGTCTCTGTATGGAGAAGTCTAAGATTTTTTTATTTTTAACATGGAAATAATCCGCTATAGATTGGGGCTTTGGTAGCTCTGGCAATACTCTTGCGGATCGCGCTCCTATGGATTTGGCCGTATTACGAATTGGGATGAAAACCCCACCCACTTTTCTAAATATAATGCGGCCAAGTTTAACGCTCAAAAGGGAACCACATCTTCTTTTCGCTTATTGCTCACGCGCATGGGAACAATACGCCCATGAATCCTGCGGAAAACAACCCCTTTGTTATTGAAATCCTGCCTTGTTCGTATCCTGAAATTCTGATTCGCCCCTACCTCGCGGCCTTGGTACTCATAGCCGTGGGACAGATCCTTGATTGCCCGCTTTGCAAGCAACTCGAACCCAACCCCTTTGCGCTGGTTCAAAACATGAAGGAAGTCTTTCTTGGTCTTAAAGCCCTCTTCCCTGAAGTAATCGGGAAACGTGCTTTTGGTCCCGTATCCACCCAAAGCATAGCCCTCATGGTCACGGGCCACCCCACGCGATCCGGCTGATGCTTGTTTAACCTCGTTCTCCATCTCTGAGAGGCGCGAGACTACCATGTTGGAGCCTCCGACCTCTTTTGATCCTGAGTACAGCACCAAGCGCCCGCTGCGCTTCTTAAAACTGATCCCCTTAAAGTCCTTGTTCTCGACTATGTACTTATTTTTGTTTGAGCTGCCGGGGGCGAACATTACGGAATCCTTCGGAGCAAGTGCATCCACTTGCTTCCGGCTGCTTTGCGGAAAGCCAAGTTGCCTAGGAATACAGATGCAACCCCCGCCGCATGAGTAACTGTCTCTTCTGTGTCAGTTAGCTTCCGGCGCTCCGATCGCTTCAATAGCTCAGAGAGTCCTTGGCCAATTAGCAAACCACCAAGAAGGCCGGTCCCGATCTTAAAGACCAGTTTAGAACGCTTCAAACTCTTTGCTGCGGCTGCTTCTTTTTGGGCTGCTTTGCGGAGCATATTAAGCCCCAAAACACCCATTTTCTCGCCACCCATGACTTTTCTAAAAACGTGCTGAGAGTATTGGTTAGCCAACTTAGATTTGGCGTTATTTAACGTGGCCTTCTTGTAATACTTGCCCGCCGCGTACCCGCCGCCAATGGAGCTTAGAGCCCCCGCACCCAAAAAAGATGCCGCTTTGGGGAGTGATCCCTTGGGCTCTGTCTTCTTGGTCGTGGGACGGGACGTTGCCTTGTTCATCCTTATCGGGATGACCCTACCGTGAACCCTAATAAATCGAATGGCCTTGTCCTGACTCATTTCGTCCTAATGGGAATTATTCTCCCGCGAATCCTGCGAAACATTACCTTCCCAGACTCATAGCCGCGCTTTGCGCTGGCCCTAGCAATAGTCGCAGTCTTCTTGGCTCCCCACTTAGCAAGCCTAGGAGCAAGCACAACGCCTGTGCCAATCCCTGCACCAGCTAGAGCCCCCTCTTTGGCGTAGTCCATCCGGTGCCCAGGCTGGCCACTTACGAACCCACCACCCGCGCCCGCGATTGTGGCCCCCGCGATTATGCCCATGCGTACTTTAGGAAATTTCATCGCATAGTCCCCACATCTTTAATCTTAATGGGCACGATACGCCCGCGAATCCTGCGCCAAATAGTTTTTCCAGTGGTCATAACCTCGGCCTGTGCTTGTGGCGCTTTGATGCGAATGTTTTTTAACTTAGAGGCGGTGGCCATATTTCGGGCGGCTCTTGCTGCCTTCATTGCCTTACCCAATTTGTTTGCTGCAAGTATCCCACCTATTCCCGCAACAGCCCCAACATAGAGTCCAAGTATGGGATTTACAACTGCACCCAAAGTAGGTGAATAGGAGCCCTGCGCTCCCTCTGACTTCAGCCTATTATACGCTTGGTATCCTTTCACCGCGCCATAAACAGCAAGCCCAACTCCACCCGCTTTTACGCCTAGACCAAGTTTGCTTGTCTTAAATCTACCCCTAGCAACCCTACGATTTAATAAAACAGACCCCCCAACAAGAAACCCGCCCCCTACTTGCATCCTCGCAGCACTACTAACGCCCGCATGGTCGAAGTCGGCTTTAATTTTGTTGTTCCTCTCGCGTGATTTCTGCCAATATGATTTCTTAATGCTCATTTAGAATCCCCCAAATGGATTGATAACCGGCTGCGCTGCAACCTTAGCCAATTCTTCTTCTATGTTCTCAACTCCGAAATCAGGAGCCACCCACTTCATTGCAGTTTCACGACTGATGATGTTTGCCGAGGCCACTTGCACAGCAATAGAAACCTTCGTCCTGAGATCCTCCATTGTCGGCGGGAAAATCTCGGGCCATGTGACCGTTGCGCTAAACGATTGCGGAACGTAACCCTCTGGGATCGGCACCGGGGCTTGCCCGCCCGCGCGGTCTATCATTATGTTTGTGAGCGCCATCTTGAGCATCAAGCTAGTTAGGCTCTTTTCCAGCATGGGCCGGAGTTCCTCAATCAACTCCACCAAAGGACCATGCAGCACTTCCATGGCCTTTCCAGACTGTGCGCTGCCTACGATCTTCTCAGGGTCCAGCATGATAATGCGGGTCACATCCTGAATGGACATCTTCACTTTGTCGCGCAGCTCGCTTGCCGCCTCGACTCCAGTCATCCCAGCTTCTAGAAAGGTGGCCTCGCCATCTTTGCCCAGATTCCATGCCTTAGCACTGGAGCGAATCAGCTTGTCAACGTCGTCCTCATCCATTGCCTTCAAAGCAAGCTGGGGATCTTGGTTGTACTGAACAGCCGTCGAAGATTGCGAAAGGGAATAGTTTAGCTCATCAATGAACCCTAGGACGGGCTCAATGAGTGACTCGCCATCAATGGAATTTGTGCGCTCCGAAGTCTTTAGCCACTCGCCCTGCACGAATCCAAGGTTATGAGTGACTTTGGCCTCCACAGTGAACGTGGGGTCCATGTCCCCATTGTACTCTGGAGAGTTGTATTTGATGTCTGCTGTCTTTGTGAGTTCGAGCTTGTACCATTTCTTTTTTGGTCGGCCCTTGTCGTCTCGGTCGGCCTCATCCTCAAACACATACTGGATCTTGATGGAATCCAAGTTCCCAGCGGCGTCAAACTCTGGATAACACCACTTCGACAAATAGCATTGGAGCTTAAACTGGCCTTCCACAGCGTAGAAGCGCACGAAGGAAGACCCCGCAACTATCATGCGACGAACCGGCTCAATGAGATAAGCCTTCACACGCGAGGCGGTCTTTATCGCGCTCAAGTAGGACTCTGTGTCCGGGTCTTCCTCGATCTTAAACGTAGGGAAAGAACGAGAGCCCACCAGCTTAGAAGCCAATCGGCTTGCCAGCATCTTTGCAAACTCATATTGCAGCCTTGGGGCTCGCTCGCGCACAGGAACATAAGAAGAATCGGGGTTGTTGGATTGCTCCCAAGGGGTCAGGCCCACATATTGGCGGCCCTCATAGTAAGCGTCGAATAGGTCTAGTTCCTTCTTGCGGAATTTCTGCTTATTTGAAGTGCCCGCCATTACAACGCCGAGAGTATTTGCGGCCCGAAGCTCCGAACGTGATGAAATACCCGCGAAGCGCCTAGTCTCTGCCATTTATCTGCTCCCCATAACATCTAATGCAATCGGAGTTGGCTTGTAACGATTAGTCACAAGCCCCCAAAGCATCTCAAGAACGTCGGGGGCGTCGTCATGGTCCCCGTGTGGAAAATCCTGAATCTGATTCATAAACTCCATGCTCAACGTGCGATTAAACAAGATCCAACCATTGTTGATCTTGGGCTCAAGTGTGAAGATTCTAGCCTCTTTTTTCTCGCGATTCTCTACCTCATAAAATGGTACTTTGATCTGCCAATCCTTGACACCTGCTTTTTTACGCTCCGCTTCGAGTTCTTTGCGTTCTCGACCTATGTTTTCAGTTAACAAGCCGCGATATAAGTTTTCTTCGATCACGAACTTCTCAAACTTCATTTCATCACATAGCTCAAAAATCTGCTTTATGTAGATCGTCGGTTTTACCTTTTTAGTGTAGTCCCGGTGGACAAACATCCTGCCTTTTAGATCCTTGTAAGCGCCAGCCATGGCCGTAAAATCGAGCTTTGCCTTGCCTTTGGACTTGGTTTTACCCGTTGCCGGGTCGATTCCACCATAGGCATACATTTGGTCATAAGGCACGAAAGTGCCAGTCTTTTCAATAACAACGCCCCCGCGCTTGGGGTCTTCATAGTACCAGTGGACGGTATCAAATAGCGCCTCATCAGAAGGTAAAGGGGCGTTCTGCTTTTCCTTCATAAAGGCCCGCTTCCCGCGCTCCTCTAGCTGCTTCATCAAAAGGTAATAGGGCTCCTTCTCAGGCCATAGAACCTTGGTCCCCTTGAGCATCTCTTTTTCGTTGGCTTGGTAAAAGGCCAGGGCTTTTGAGTCCCGATCCAGGTCTTCAATGTTGTTATAAATTATCTTCCATTCTTCCCAAAGGTCTTGCCGGTCTGACCAGGACTCCACAGCTTTATACACACGAAACCTATAGGCCGGATTCTTCGAGAGCTTCATCAAGAGTGAATCCCGGTGCAGGATTGTCCCAACTATCTCAATTGACGTGTCATTCGATCCCAAGTTGGCGACAACCTCTTGGAGCCAATCGTGGTCCTTTGTTCGGATGTCCTCGTTATGTACTTCCTCGGAATCCTCAACGTCATCGAGTATAATTTTAGTTGGTCGGTGTTCACCATAGCGTATCCCTCGAACTTCAGTCCCTTTGCCCACAGCCTGAAGTAAGCACCTAGTATCCCCTTTGACTGCTTCAAAAGTCTCTGCGCCCACTTGCCTAGAAGGAAACCGTATTCCGTAAACAGCAAGGAAAAAATCGTTAGTAAGTATCTCGCGCCGAATGTCCTTAAGTTTTTGTGCAGCTTGGTCTTTGGTGGCTGAAATAAAAATCGTGTACTTCTGAAGTCCATAGGCGATGTCATGTAGGGGTTTGAGTAGTGCCTTAATCGCTGATTTCGCATAACCACGAGGGGCACAGTCCACAAGTCTAAGCGCCACTTGATGCGTTCTGTAGTCCTCGAAACAATCCCGATGAAAGCGGTTGAAATCATATTTGGTATAATGACCAAAGAACAAACTGCAAAAAAGCTCAAAGTCTGTTTCGCACCTGTAATAAATGGCCTTGTGAAATTCACTCTTGCTCGACTTTCCCGCCGACGAGCTTGCCCATAACCTCTCTAGCATGGCGTTGAAGTGAATCCTCGACATCCCCTGTATCATCGTCTTCGCTGACTCTTCCATCTAAGAACCCCAACATCTTTGCGAGTAACTCTAAGGCTTTTAATTTGTCACCGTGCTTGAGATTGCCGAGGTCAACCGAAGTAAACCCCATCTCTGCAAGCTCTTTGGCGATCTTCTGCCTGGTTATTTTTGAATCAGCCGTGGCCTCTGCGCGTAGCTGCCGAATCTTTTCTAAAACATTATCATTTGCCATCATGCGTCCAGCGTTTGCATTAGCAGACTTTGCCGATGCTTCTGGATATGCAGTGGCATACGCTTTGGCCGCGTTGCCGTGCTTTGCATACTCTCTACAAAACTTTTCTTGTTTATCGTTCAAGGCCATCTAGTACGCCAGGTCTATCACTGAATCCAAGTTTTGTGCGTAGGTGAGGAATGGAGAACGGTCGAACTCTTTTTTGTGCTGTTCCCACGTTTCCTCTGACATTGTGGTGAAGCAATACTTGGCTTTGCCCCTAGCGTACTTTTCCACCTTATCCGAGTGGATGCCCTGCATCCGCAGGAAGGCCACGAACTTCACATTTTTTGTTTCCATAACTAATAACTCCCCGTTATCTATTCTTAAATCATTGTGCCATGTCACCCGCGACAAACAAAATATCCTTTGGGCATTGCAGCCCGACCCAAGTCAGAAGTACAGTGCGATGTTCTATGCCCAATCTCCTGGGTATTCCCGTGATTGTGAAAATCGCGGCAAAACGGGCACCAAAACCTCATTCTCCCCTCGTTCACTTCTTCACATTTGAAAATCGGAAACCCTTCAATTTCTTTCAATACTGCTGCGCGTAATTTTAGCATTTTATGCTCCTTGTTATTTTCGTTATTTTTAAGCTCGCGACACTTGCGACACTTTTTTCCCCGGAATCTCTAAGCCGTATAATGGAGTCAAATACCCCACCACCTGTATCCGGGCGCTGTGTCATTCCCCTGTTTCCATATATATTTAATATTATATATAAAAGTGTAGCTAAGTGTCGCTAAACGCATCATGTTATGGAAATCATTAATGAATTTACGCGACATTTCGCACCGCGCACAAAGTGTCTCGCGGCACTTCATGTGTCGACTTTCTAACGCAGCATACCAAATAAAATGTGTCGCGCGACACTTTAGCGACACTTCGGAGACACTTCGTTTGCTCATGCGTCATAGTCTGCTCCACCCTCTATTTTTATGTCCCAATATCCTCGAAAATCTTTGCCCTCAATCTTGGTTGTGCCGCGCCGCAGCCTTCCCTGTGGAATCGCTTTCTGCAGGAGCCTTGAGAACTTTGTCATGGTCATGCGTTCATGTTCTCGAAGCTGGCCCGTATTTAGCGCCCAGTTGTCGAACTGCCGTTTTAGGTCAATATTTGAGGCAAAGTGGCACTTTCCATTCAACGGATGCACTTGGATGGTGGGCGTTTGTGAGAGCATTTCTTTCACCGGGTTGATTTCAAGCGTGTACCAAGTTTTATCCTCTGCTTCGCGCGAAGATTTGGTGAATCGTCTTTGGGCCAGCAGCCGGTCATATCCTTTGATAAATATGTTCACAATCCCCGGCAGCTCCGGGATCAGTTTGTCCATGATAAAATCATCTGCATCCACGCCTTCAAAAGTACGGTTAAAGGGGACAATGACCAAGCGGCGCATGAAGGCGAATCCCGGGTCATCTGTTTCCGGGATGTCGTTACAGGCATAGATCATCTTTGCTCTGTTCTTGATTTGATAGGGCTGGTTCCACATTAGCTTGACGGTGATCTCGGAGCCGTCGCTCAGGTACTTAAATTTTTCTGTGTCCCGCAGGGAGTCTTTTGAAAGCTCTGGTGCGATATTGAATAGCTTCCCCTCTAGAAGTTGGCGGTTGTTCTCATTAGATAAGTCTTTGAGTGAAACGGTTGCATAGTTGCCGCGACCAGCAACTTCTTTGAGTGAGCTAATAAAAATTGACTTTCCGTTTGCTCCATCTCCAAGAAGGAACAGAGTTTTATGAATCCAATACTCGTCACCACTTAGCGCGTAGCCTCCGAACTCTTCGAGGATTGCGCGCAGTTCTTTGTCGTCATCTGTGATTTCGTCAAGGAATTGCTCGAAGCGCGGGGCCTTGGCTGCGGGGTCATAAGCATAGGGCAAGCAGTTCCTAAAGCCCCAGTGCGGTCCATGCGGCAGCAGCTCTTTGGTTTTTAGGTTTAGGACTCCATTTAGAAAGTTCATGTGTCCGTTGATGCCATCGGTAAAGAAAGTGATGGGCACAATGTTTGTTCGCATCACTTTCTTACAAAATTCTTCACACATCGCGGAAGTGGGTTTTGGCACAAAGTGCTGTTCTGCAAAGTTTAGGATTGCGGTTTTGGATATGGCCTCAAAGTGTGTGCCTGTAAAAATAAATGGCAACCCGTTTTGATCTAGCGATTTGTGCGGGTGCTTTTGGTCAAAGAACTTTAGCAAATCACTGTAGCTTGGTTTCAGCTCGCCTTTTTTGTTGGTGGAGTGAAAACCAGTCCCCGCCGTGGCAATGTGTTCCTCCCCTTTCAAAGACACCGGGGAGACGATTTTGCCAAAGTTTGGGCACTTGGAGCATTTGCCCCAGATCGCGTTGATGCTTTTGCAAGTCCTGGGGCCGCTTGATTGAAGTGCCTGGTCCACTTTCTTCTCAACGTCTTGGGAGCTGTACCCAATGACTGTGGAATCACTTCCTGAGTCTTTGATTGCTTCGTGGAGCGAGTGCGCCCGTTGCCGGCCATTTTCCATGCGTCCGATTATGCTCAACGCTGCATAAAAATGCGGTTCGCGGATTTCTATGGGGTTTTCTATGGTGGCTTTTAGGAAGTTGCAGCCTTTGAGCATTTCTTTGGAGTCGAGCTTTGGGGCTCTGGTGTCGTCCCATGCAACGTGTTCATCTTCTGCGATCTCCGCGACCCCGGCCAATTTGCCCCAGTCGATGCTTTGGGGCTCTAGTTGGCCAGATATTAGGAAGGCTTGCTTGTCGGCTTTGCCGGGTTTCTTGTTGATGGTGTTCGGGAGCCGCATGATGCGGGCCGGGGTCCAAACGGATGGATCGGCGCGGCCAGGGATCTTGAGTTCTGCAAGCTCTTTGTCTACGCGCTCGCAGATTGCTTTGTACTGGAGTCGTTTTTGGTCGAAGTAGTCGGCAGAGGTGAAAGGCTGGTCGAACTGGGCGAAGAATTGAAGGCCATTGCCGGAGCAGATGACAACGGTCTTGGTGGGGTCAAACGCTGTCACCTTAAAGAAGGCGTCTATATAGAGTTGGTTTTTGCTTTGGTCGATGCCGTCGATGTCGAAGGGGAAGATTTCTTGCGACTTAAAGCGCCTTAGCTGGCCCCCCACTGTGCGCGGGTCCAAGCAATCAAGCGCCGTGAAGTAGACGTTCCAGCGTTCGTCCTTGGGTATCCTATCTATTACGAAATCGAGATTTTTAAAGAGCCACGGGACCGACTCAATCTCTGTGAATAGTTCGTGTTTCTTTTTCTCTTTGCCGTCTTTGGCTATGAATGGGCGTAGGCCGATAATTTGAATCATCGCAGTAACTCCTGTTGTTTAACTGTTAACTTTTCGCAGTAACGCTGTTTGTGGAGGGTAGGGTATTTTTTGCAAAGCTGGCAAGTCCATTTTTATTTTGCACAATACTTCCGCCGTAGTTATAGTGACTTTCCATTGAAGCCTTCTGTTGACGCTATGCCCCCCACTGTCTCGCAGCGGTGGGGGGATTTTTTCTTGCGTCTTGCAAGCACAGTCCGTAGCATTTTGTTTTAACAGTTACGGAGTTACATGAAAACGCCCACCACGGAACTAATCCATAGTTCAAAACTAGACACCTCTAAGATTGCTCCAGAGCTACAGATTCATGTGGCAGCCACGCTAGTTGTGCATGGAGATCCCTTCTCAAAGAATCCCAACAACCGGAACGACAAGGCTGGCGAGATCGCGCAGTTTTGCGTTCCGATCCCTTCCCGGTTTGTTGGAAAGCTAAAGCGCCACCATATAGACGAAGCGTTTGAGAATTTGAAAGCATCCTTGATGGAGCGTCTCCGCAAGCACGGGGTCTTGGGGCCTGGTGAGTGAGGTTCAGTTTCCCCCGCCCCTGTCTCCGGCTCCCAAGGTTGTGAAGCCGTGGCATCGGTGGATTCCATTGATTGCGATAGTTGCGAAATTCTTAGGAGGAAGATTTGGAAAAAGAAAAGACGTACACGGAGAAATTGACCGCGGAGTCCGAGATTGAAAAAGAGAACT